TTTAATATTCAATATAAGTTGATGGAGAGGTCGAGTCCTCACTGAATGCGCCTGGCACCAACAGCATTTATAAGGTCTTCTTTAAATACCTTAGGTACATGCCTGAACCTTAATTGGGGCAAATTATATCAGACTTGTTATCAAGACTACGTCGGTTTGATATATTTTGGGATGCAAATTCCCTCCTAGACGGTCTAACCGGTTAACCCCGGTTCAACAAACCCCTTACTCATGCCAGGGTGGAACCGACGCATTTATGCATCTTATTACACACTGGGAGTTCATACGAAAGTGGTCACGAACCTAAAGCCGGAATCGCGTACTGAGTGCCAGGCCAGCCGCGTGGGCGTATTAAATTCGTGTCCACGGACATTCACCGGCGTATGCCACCCCCCCAAAGGTGACATCGCTGTTTGAATGGCCCGTACGACCCTGCCTTGCATTTATGACAACTATGTTTTCATCAATGCCTTCAGTGTCTTCCGGTCCTTCTAGCAGCTTTGTCTTTCCCCCAACTAGCGCTCGTCTCCCGACTTCGCTAGAGTTCCAGACCACGGAGAAGCCACAGACCCGTGTGTCACTAGACACTTCCTTTGGCGCGCTTCTGCGCGCCTACAGTGAAGGCGACTATGACAAGTACTGTATCACCATCTCGACTGTCACAGACCCCGTCAACAAAGTCGTGCTGTCACGCAAGTTCCTCAGCTCGTTTCCCATCGATCTGATCACACGAGTACACACTCAACTTGGTGACACTGCCTACCAGAGCATCACAGATGCGTATGTGTCGCACCCAGAGCCTTTCGATCTCTACACTGCCCGCTTCTTGCACAGCAGTACTGGAGTCTCGGTCTCTGAGTTCGCCGACCGTATCGTCTCTGCAGTCTCATTCCTTCGGTCCAAGGTGGGCCCCTCCAAACGTCAGCATTTCCTGCTGCACGGAAAGGGCTCTACTCTCTCCCGCAGGTTTGACAAAGTGACCTTTGACTCAACGCCTCGACACGTCCTCGACATGGACGATCTTGGTTACGTCTACACCGTCTACAAGGGATCAGGGCAGCGTCACTTTTCGCCGTCCTACTTCATTCCCTATTCCCAGGACACCAGGCGCCTCCGCTGGCACATGCGTGAGGCGGACCGGTCTCTCAAGACTGGCCTGGCCCACAGGCACTACATCCACAGCATTGCTGTCGAGAACTACGGCTCCAAACCAGCGCTTGAGCGTGACGAGATTCTCTCTTCGCTCGCGCACGGTGCCGACAACGCTCTCACCCAGCTCTTCACTGAGCTTGGTCTTGAGCATGAGCTCCAGGGTGGGCTTCCGAGCCGGCTCTTCATGGGCTACAAAAACCACGCACACCTCGGGGAGACGCTCGAGCACACTTCCAACATCACCGGCGGCATTAGCACTGCCGTCAGTGTAGTTGGGCAGGCCTTCAAGAACCCAATCCAGACAATCTCCAGACTGTCAGGAAAGATCAAGAAGTTGCTCCGCACTGGACACAGCATGTCCACGCTTCTCGTCGCGTGCATCGCCATTGGTGTACTCTATGAGCTGCTGACTTCCGCTGTCTCCTTTGGCTGTGCGTCTGTTCGCAGGCTTGTCAGGATCGTTCTCACGACTCTGATGCCTGCCAAAGAGGCTGCAGTCGTCATCGCTACCTGTGATGAGGAGACCTTCGAGGCCCAGAGTGGTTCTGGAGGCAATGTCAGCGCCGTCAACGTGTCTTCGCACGTACTGCGGGCTTTCTTCTCCTTCAAGGCTCTACGCAAGTTTGAGTTCAGCCAGGAGAGTGTGCTCAGAGTCGCAACAGACTTTGACTCTGCCTTCCGATCGGGTTCACTCGAGGGAGTCAAGACCTTTGACTCTGCGCGAAGCTTCCTCAGCCTGTTTGAGATTGCTTCTAACGCAGTCCTCTCCGTCTTCACCGACCGCAGACTCTCTCTGTCCAACAAGCTCAAGACACGTCTCGACCACGTCAAGGAGACAGCCACCAGACTCTATCCGCTGAAGATGACTGGCAAGCTCCCTCTCTACGAGCCAGACAAATCCATCAACATTCAAGACGCTGTCGTGGCACTTGAGGTCCTCATGGAGATGCAACTCTCCGGCAGATTCACCGACAACAGAGTGCGCTCTGAAGTCGACCATGCCATGAGATGCATCCGTGAGGTTCTCAGCTTCTACAATGTCGACTCCGCTACTCCCCAGAAAGCGCGCGTCCACCCGGTCGCCATCCTCATCAAGGGCAAACCTGGTCAGGGCAAGAGCTTGCTCATGCCTGTCATGTCCAAGGCTGTTCTCTGGAACGGCCTTCGCGATGGGCCGCTGCGCAACCACTTCAGGACTCTCGGTGATGACAAGCTCATCTTCCAGAAATCATCATCTGAGTACTGGGAGGGAGAAGTCGGCCAGCCAATCTATGCATTCGATGACTGGATGGCTGAAGTCGACGACTGCGGAAAAGACTCCGACGCCTCTCTCTACCTGCGCCTCTGTAATGGGTGGCACATGCCGCTCAACATGGCCCAGGCTGAGATGAAAGGTAAGAAGTACGCTCACCCGTATATCGTCGCAGCGACCACGAACATGGAGAGACTCGCCGACGTTCAAGGCTCTATCCGCCACACTGAAGCTCTCAGCAGACGTATGGATGTCTGTTTTGAGCTGGAAGTCGCTCCTGCCTACAGGATCGGCGGAGCTCACTGCATGAGCAAAATGGCCGGGAACAACGAAGTCCTAGACTCCGATCTCTACCACGCCGCCGTGCTTGAGCACCGCACGCGTGGCGCCTACCCGTGGCACATCCACCAGGCGCGACTCGTGACGTACACAGCCACAGACTGCATCCCAGGTGCACTCATGACTCTCCCAGATGTCATCAACCTGGCAGCTGCAAAGCTGCGCTCCAATGTTGACATCCACACTACTGGAGGCTTTGAGGTTCCTATGGACTGTCTCGACATCCCTCCGCCGGTTCCCCACATCCAGCCACACAACTGGCTTCCTGACGTCAAGGAGGACCCAGACGAGCTGCACGTGCAGGGAGGCTTTGGGCCTGGTACTCGCGTTCCAATCCTCAGGAAGAGAGCTGAAAAGCAAGGCTCGACGGTCACAACATCCAAAGACAGACTTGATCAAGTACACGTGCGCGCTGGCAACACCGGCCTTGTCACTGGCATGGCTGACTACATGGTTGACCAGAAGCAGTATGCAGAGGACATGAAGAAGCTTGCCTTCAACACTACCTACGCAAAGATCTCGTCTCGCGAAGTCGGCAATCTCAAGTACCACCAATATCTTGAGAAAACCATCGGTATGCTCGAAGGCAGTCGCTACGTGGCAGTTCGTCTACATGACGTCGCCGACGCAGCACAGTCTGACGGCGACGCCGGCACAGCGCACGAGACTGTCACTGGGCAATCCGCAGCCACATTCGGCGTGTCCAAGGGTGACCTTGAGATCATGAAGAGGCCACAGGCTTGGCTGTCCGTCAGGCCTATTGGAGGCCCTACTGCAGACCTCATCAGTGCACGTGTTGCCGGCCTTCCTGCTGGAATGACTCTCAATTCAGCATGCAACAAGGCTTTTGGCACGTCCATCGGTGAACTCATCGTCATCTACTGCATGGTCCGCTTCATTGGCATCCCCGTCATCCGCGGTCTGTGTGGCCTGTCAAGGAAAGCCATCATGGCTCCCATCAACAAAGTTCGCCACAAGGTCACGTCCGATCCAGATGCTGAGCATGTCGAGCAAGGAGGCGCAAGCCCGCTGCAGACTGTGCCCAGCACTGTCAGGCGCGTAGCACGTATCAGTGTCAACGTGTACGTCAAGGACGGAGATTCGTGGCAACTCTGCGGCCATGGCCTCAGAGTCGCTGGCAGAGCGCTGCTTGTGCAACGCCACGTTATTGGGTGTGAGGGCGACCTCAAGCTCACCAACACACTGGACGCGTCGGATGTCCACAAGTTCTCTGTCGTGGTCGAGAGGAGCACCTTCAACTCCCTCCCGCAGGCACAGTCCAAGTGCCATGCTGACCTGATGATGGTTGTCATTCCATCGTTCCCAGAGGACAGCAAACACGTCTTCGGTCTCTTTCCAGAATCCTCGACATACAAGTCATTCTGCGGAGGCCCAGTCGTACATGTCAGCGTCGACAGCAACGGCATCAACAAGACCCTGAGTCACGACGTTCGCTATCTCGAGCGCACAGCAGTGACCATGTCTGAACAGAAAGTCGTCTACAACGATTGCTACAACTTCAGGGGTGTCCTCACCAGCAAAGGTGACTGTGGGTCCATGTATGTGGGCCTCGACCATGGCACTTCCTGTGTGTTTGCGATGCACGCCGCCGGCTCCAAGAACGCGACTACTGTGGGACTGCGCATGCACCGCAGTGACATCCAAGAGATGTACAACAAGCTCGACTGCCCTATTCCGGCACCAGTCACTTCCGAGGTCGACTCGCTGGACGCAGACGGGGAGTATGAGATCCAGGGCTTCTGCTCTGTGGGCTCCTGCTCTTCATCTGAGGCATCCTGCTTCAACCCGGTCTCAGCTCTCAGACCATCAAAAATAATTGAGCAAGTCGCTTCACACATGGGTGTCGACCCTGACTACTATGACATCGCGCACCTGCGCCCGTTCAAGAAGGACGACACCACAGTGTACCCCATGCAGCGAGCCGTGGGCCGCTACCTCGGCGACCCTATGGTCTTCAACGCTGTCAAGATCAAGCGTGCTGTCAACACGGCACTCTTCCCCATGGCGTCGCACAAGGGCCTCAAGGCCTTCACCTACAAGGAGTCTGTCGCTGGCGTTCCCTTCATTCTCAAGAGCATCTCTCGTTCCAAGAGCAACGGCTATCCAAAGCTGAAGTACTCTCGCAAGCAGATATTCGGCACCGACGAGTTTGTCTTTGACACTCCAGGAGCCATTGAGATGGAGGCATCAGTCATGGACTACCTCAATCGGTGCAACGCGGGCGAGCGTCCCAAGGTCGTCTTCGCCGACTTCCCCAAAGACGAGCTTCTCAAGCAGTCTAAGGTCGAGTCAGGTGACACGCGTCTCATCAGTCCGTCTCCGACGTTCTTCTACCTAGCATTCCGCATGCTCTTCGGCCCTTTCCTGGCCAAGGTGGAGGACCGCATGAACCGTCTCAACAACGGCATTGCGATTGGGAGCAATCCCTACACGGACTGGGATGACATGTACCGACACCTGACACAGTACAACTGCGACGGCTTCGCTGGAGACTTCAAGACCTTCGACGCTAGCCAACAGCGCCAGATCCTCGAGGCCATCTGGGTCGCAGTCTGCGGCTTCTTCGATGACGAGTGGAACACAGCACGTCTCATGATGGGCCTTGAGCTCACAGACTCCATCCATCTCGTCAACCTCAAGGGGAGGCCCGCAACTGCGTTCTACGCATGGGTCATGTCGCTTCCGAGCGGCCATCCCGGTACAGCAGTCTTCAACTCGCTCTACAACCTCGTTCTGTTTGTGCTCTGCTATGCAGACATCACAGGCAAAGCTATGGAGACCTTTTGGGAGAAAGTGCGCATCATCGTGCTCGGTGACGACAACATTGTCGCACCCAAGCCCGAGATCGCTGCCGTCTTCAACCTGGTTTCCGTCGCAGAGGCTATGAAGCGCTACGGCATGACGTACACAGACGCCGACAAGACTGGCGTTCTCGTCCCTACCACGCCGATCGTGAACTGCTCGTTCCTGAAGCGGACCTTCCGTCTCGTCGCAGGCTCGTACAGAGGCCCCATTGCGCCTCTCAGCCTGTACAAGATGTGCTCTCACGTCCGCATCGCCAAGAAGTCAGGCCTCAGTGAGGCTATGCTTCAGCAGGAGAACCTCGACACGCTCATGCGTGAGCTCTCTCTGCACGGCGAGGAGTACTTTGCGTCCCATGCAGGTCCACTCGCCACCATCTTCCACGATGCCTACGGCATCACCCCACGCGTGGGCACTGACTTCTCAGTCGTGCTCAGCAGCGTCGCCGACGCTGCACCGCAGTGGCTCAGTCTCATTCAGGAGACTACTTAGGGCACCGAGCCTGCCTACACCGTAGTTCTGCCACACTTGCGCTAGTATGCGTCCTCCGGGACTTTGCTTATCATAGCAACATGCGTAGTGATGTGGAGACAGACGATAGACAGTCGCTGACACACCCAGTCAAGCGTATTATTTAATTCTACAGGACAGGCCGCTTCGTAGCCAGCCCCGTCGTACGTTCATGGATCTACAAGTACGATCGTAATAGTTCCGCAACAACACCAATCTCCACTACCATCCTTCAAGACTCCGCCGAAGCGGAGCAAGCTGATGTCACAAACATTCAGCTCACTGATTTCACTGATGCAGGGCTCATTCAAGCCCAGGGAGAAGCAGACGCCATGCACGTGCCTATGCACTATGTCGACTCTTCCCTCATTGCCAACGTTCGAGATTATCTCAAGCGTCCCCAACAGCTAGCTTCTGGTTCGTGGTCTGGCTCTTCCAACAAACTGCTCTACTCGACGAATCTCGTCGGTAGCCCGCTATGGAACACCCATGCCCACTATCCTAAGGTGCTGGGTGCCTTTGGCATCCGCGCTAAGACTTGCTTCAGACTCGAGCTCGCTTTCACTCCGCAACAGGCAGGCCACCTTAAGATGGCTTTCCTGCCCTTCAGTGACAGCTTTTCCCATGCCAACAGATCCATTGTCTCACAGTTGACAGGAGTCGACATTATGCTCGGCTCATCCACTGCAGCAGAGTTTTCCGTTCCTTTCGTCCACCCGCGTGATTTCTTTCACGTGAACACTGTGGACTCCACTCTCGGAACACTCGCACTGTATGACATGTCAGGCCTTGTGGCAACAGCAGAGTCTGGCAACGTATCCTGGACCATTTACTGGTGGTTGGACGACGTCCAACTCATTGGAGCTATGCCAAGCTCAATCTCGAACACTTACCTCAATGCTCGTAACAGCATTTTGGAGAAGATTTCTGCGCAATGATCAATCCTTCTGATCGCGAAGCCGGTAAACCGTACTCTTCTATGATGAGTGCGGCAGGCACCTTTTCAGGTGCTGTCGGCAGGGCCATTCCTATGCTTTCCAACATCACTGGCCCCACTGAGTGGTTCATGCGTACTGCAGCTAATGCTGTCAGTGCTCTTGGATACTCCAAGCCTCTGGAGGTGAACCGTCCGCAGAACACCATCCGTTCCGTCACCACAAACCAGCACAACTTTGATGGGTTTGAACCGTCTCTCAATCTCGGCTTCGCAGCCGACACCAAGATTGGCTCGATGCCGCTTGCAGGACTCGACGTCGATGAGATGTCATTTGAGTTCCTCAAGTCGGTTTCCACGCGCTTTGACCTGTTCAACTTCGCCAAAACTTCTGGTCGTGACACTGTCCTGTGGTCCAAGGAGCAGAAGATATCTGATTTTTATGATCAGGAATCCGCTCAGTCTCTTAGGACCGCCACAATGCCCCAGTATCTAGCCAATTTTGGCAAGTACTGGCGCGGCGACCTCGTAATTAACTTCCAGGCCGTTCGCACCCAATTTCATTCAGGCAAGCTCCTGATAGGATTCATCCCTCACAATGACGACAATGACGTCACTCCGAGTGTTGCTGACGTCCTTGACTACCATAGCGTGATGTGGGATCTCTCCGTGACCGACTCTGTCGAGTTCACCCTTCCCTTCACTTCCGCACGCGCTTGGTCTAACTTTGACTTTGACAACGGACAAGTCTTTGTCTCCGTCGTGGCTCCACTCTCATGCCCAGCTAACGTTGCCCAATCCATTCCGATCACCGTGAGTGTCAAGTGTGGCGACAACTTCTGTGTTGCAGCACAGCAGTCTGTCCATGTCCTTGGCACTTACGGTGGTCCCGACGTTGCTACACAGAACAAGCTAGCGATCAACACCGTCTTCGCAGCGCAGACCGGAGCTCCTTACGCGACTTTGTCGTCTGAGGAGGCCGAGCTGTACTGCGTCGGGAACGCGTTGCGCTCTTCCAAGCAGCTTCTTTCTAAGAGCATTCCTGTTACGGGCACGCCCTTCGCTCTCCTGCCTCCGTATGCACACATCACGGAACACGCTGTTGATTGGCCCGCCCAATGCAAGGCACATCACGCTGAGCAAACCGACAACTTTCACGCTCTCATCATGGGAGCATATGCACTCAGGCGCGGCAGTTGGAACTGCACTGCCATCTCCGACAGCTTCAACGTCATGATCGAGGCTAACACAGATGCCTCCACCTCAGTGCGTGGACGTGACATCCTTTCGGTGTCCGTCCCGTACTACAGCGACACGACTCGTAGAACAGACACTCCCGCCCAGAAGGTCACTTACACTGCCGAGGGCCACCTCTTCTTTGAGGCCCACGCCGGTGATGACTATCAGTTGGGTTGCTTCCTCCATACGCCATGGCTTCTGATCCCTTAAGTAACTCCCAGCGTGGCATGTATGCTACAATGGGATTCCTGGATGAAATAGTCGAGCAGTTGCTCGTCGATGGTACTCCGGGACCAGAGGGACCACAAGGTCCGCAAGGCGAGGCAGGTCCGCAGGGCATCCCTGGGTCTAAAGGCAACACTGGTACTTCAGGGTCTGATGGTCCTGCTGGCCCAGCAGGTCCGACTGGCGTGTCTGGTCCTCCGGGCACTGAAGGCCCCACTGGGCCTGTAGGTCCCACTGGGGCTGTTGGCCCTGTGGGTCCTTCAGGCTCTACAGGTTCCGAAGGCCCGCAGGGGCCTCCTGGAGAATCTTCCGATGCCCTGATCTTTACTGCCTCTTTCGGCATGCCTGCAGCCCCAGGTAGCTATAGATTGACTCTAGACCTTCCTGACACTTATCAAGTCACGTCTGAGACATTCATTGTTGCCATTCACCCTACTCCCAACACTACTTACTACTTTCTTGCTGATACTGTTTCCGACTTGGGCTCATCCCCAACACATGTCATATTTCAGCACAGCAGGACTGATCTTCCTGTGAGCAGTACGGGTTACGTGACGATGATGACTTCTATCTCGTATGCTCGGGCTTTCTCAGTCACAGAAGTGACTAGATTAGGCGACTATGTCATCCCCCCCGGCTCTATTGGTCCGGCAGGCCCTGTTGGTCCCTCTGGGCCAGCAGGTCCTGCTGGGCCAAGTGGTGTAGTCTACCATCACCTTCCCTGTCCTTTCATCCCAGTTTCTGCTACTCACAGTATTGTAGTCACCTTTGATAGTATTAGGGACATTCAGGTCAGCGCTCTCATGGCTGACGTCCAAACTTCTACCAACCCTCTTGCCAAGAAGGTCTTCTATCCTGACATTGTCATTGTCGACGACTCCCTTGAAGAAACGACCAAAATCACTATTGATTGTAAAGGTCTTATCTTTTCCGCAATTCTCCTCGCCATTTACGATACCGTAACTGGCATTCCCGATTATGTCCCTCCTGGCGATTGGGAGTATGTCCCACAACCGGGTATTAACTAGCTGCTATGCAGTCCGTTAATATGTCGTTGTTGGATAAACTCATCATCTCCGGATTGGTCACGCTATTTATAGCAATAATCATCATCATCATTTTCCTGACAAGACTATTGATCATGTATATCCTCAAACAATTCCGCGCACCGTGATGCCTGCGTGGTCTTAGCAAACCGCATCTCTGCTCCCCCCCACTGCAAGTGGGGGGGGGTAGGCTCGATGAACTGGCCGTCAGTCCAGACTCGAGACCTGTCCAACTGATCTCCCGTAACACCTCCCTTTAGGTGTTTTCCGGAGCTATATATTAGCAAATATCCTCACCCGTCAGGGTTTGGTCCAGAATACCGTAGCTTCGGGGCTGCTGTATTGTATCTGTAACGCGCGTCTAGGCGCGCGTTTTTTA